AAAACTTTATTGAATCCCGTATTTGCGGATGCTTTTCGAGTAATTGTTTCATTTCTTCATAACTCGGTGCTTTTAGCTTCATATTTGGAGAAAGGTATCTCCAGACAAATTGAATTGTCGCGGCAAGTGGCCGAGCATTCTTTTCGTGTTCGATTGAAAGCACATCAGCAAACGAACGTTTTTTCCCTATATCCATTGTGGAGAATGCATCGACAGGTATCTCTGTTACTACGACAACTTCAATCGGTTTTCCTGTTTCGTGTACCATGTGGAGACGATGTTGCCCATCCCGAAGTTGTCCCTCTGCATCGAAGCGAATTGCATCACCGTTCGTTTTCCATTCCCCACGTACTTGTCTACCGATAAGTTCTTGAATATGCGCAAGGGATAGTGGTCGATTGTTGCCTTTATCCTTTCCTAGATATTCCTCTGCCTTTTCCCGCGTGATAGTTTCGATTCTTACCTTCATTAGTGGCCTCCTTTTTATTTGATTTATTAGATAGTAGCACTTTAATTAAGGCTTGTCAAGTAGATAGTGACATATCTTATAAGGTTGTTAGAATAGATTAGAGTATATCTATGGAATAATAAACACACATGAAGGGCAGGGGCAATTTCAACCAAAAGTAAACGATACCAACCCTTATATAAACTGGTAAAATCCAAATAGTTGAATAAAAAATAGGAGGGTTACATGATAACTGCTAAGGTAGAAACCATCACAAGGGAAACAGCTCAGGAATATCTCGGCAAAGACAAGGGGAATAATCGCCCCTTATCACTACCTCACGTCCTTGAGCTAATCGGAAAACAAAAACGCGGGGAATGGAAAACGAACGGAGATGTAATAAGGTTTGATACCGAAGGGCAACTTCGTGATGGACAGCATCGTCTAAAGATGGTTGAACAAACTGGTATCCCAATAGAGGTTGTAGTCGTGAAGAATATTGATGTCGATGCCTTCTCCACAATGGATACTGGCAAGAAGCGCTCGTTCGCCGATGTTCTTTCCATAGAGCATGAAGATAATGCTCGTCCGCTAGCCTTAACAATCCAATTTGTCTGGAAGTACCTAAGCCGCAATCTGAAGCTAAAAATTGGCAGTTACGAGGAAATGATACAATTACTCAAAGCCCATCCCGAAATCCGCAAGTCAGTAAAATTTTATCTTGGGCTGAAAGAGCCTTCGGGTGCACCAGGGTTTCCACCCATAACGATGGCAGCCCATTATTTGTTTTCACGAGTGGATAAGGATAAGGCGAATGACTTTATCGCTCGCTATGTAAATGGGCTTGCCGCCGACCTCACTGACCCAATTCATGTTATACGCGAGCAAATTATTTTTTCAGAGAGGCAGGTGAGGCCGATAGTAAGCCTACAAGCTTTTACCTTATTGGTAAAAGCTTGGAATTGTTACATAGCTGAAAAGCCAGCCAAGAAGAAGTTTCAGGTGCAAAGAATAACCGAAATCGTTAATGCTCCAAGAATTGACGGAGGGTTTCCTAAAGAGCTATTCTTCAATAGACAAACCGAAATGGAATTACTAGAAGAAGAAACAGAGCCAAGCTAAATATCTATGAGTTGGCACATAGTGAGCGGGGGAGCAATCCCCCGCTTTTACTTGTCACCAAAGTCACCAACTATAAGTTAGGAGAACCTATTCTTTGGGCCTCGCGGCAATCCTCGCATATCTCCCGGCGTTCTGCCTTGCCCGCGCAATGAAAAGTTACAATGATTGACGCCAGAGCAAAGAAGCCACCGATACCAACAGCGACCCATTGCAGACCATGCGGCAAGGTATCATTGTGGAAAGCGCCTGGCGTCGTGAGAAGATACCCGGAGCAACCGAGCGCGGGTAATGCGAGCCATAGCCCGACACGATACCACTTTCGAGAATCCATTACACACCCCCTTTCACGCGGCCATTCTTGGGCCTTAATTTGCCACCTTGTCAGCTCCCCGGGAGGACCATAAAAGAGACTAACGGACCAAATACCACGCGGCAAGGGATTGCCGCAAAAGCCCCGGCTTGCCACTGCTATCGACTTTAACGGTTCGCACATTTGAGCGCATATCAGCGCACCGGGGCTAATCCACAGGCTCTTCCGTTATGCAATACGGAAATATCCACCTGCTGACATTATAGAAAGTCATGTGCTGAATCGGGGTAATATGACGCGGCTTATACCAAGCACATACAACCCGGTCACATTCAGGCTCATATCTCGGGTAAATCAAGACTTGGGTGACTTCATCCAGGTAGCAGTCAACCCCGCCAAAGTGACTATCATATATCAGCCAATCACAAAGCTTTTGTTCTTGCTGTAGACCTATGAGCGCGTCGGTTTGTTCAGCCCTATGCCAGTAACGCGGCGGGAAAGCCCGGTCAGCTTCCGCGACGTAAATCAGCTTGCCCTGCACATGGCGCTGCACCAGTACATTCAGCATCCGCCGCAATTCCGTATTGGTGAACTTGCTATAACCCTCTATCAATATAGACGAATTGCCGCAAGCATCCGTCGGTTTATAGCCGCCGAAAGCCATCAGGAAGAGACACAGCCCGACGCCGACTATGCCCTTACCAACACGCTTATCACCAATAATGCCAGCGATCACTTCTTGCCGCCGTCAAGCCCGATATTCAGACTGCTTCGATTGCGATTGTAGTCCATTGCCTCTTGCCATTGCAATACACTTTGCAGCATGACCCGGCTATTCGTTTCAGCAGTAGGAACGCCGCACGTTGCCTGGTATTCTTCAAGCATATCGACAAATTCCGGGCCCCAATCAGCGAACCCTTCACCGATAAAAAAGAACTTCAAGCAACTGAAAATCGTCGCTTGCTCTTCAGTAACTATTTTATTGGCCCGGCCCACTTGAACAAGCTTGAGGATAGGACTTTCCCCGCCCGCTTGAATATCAAAAAGGGCCATCGACTCCATTTTCTTTTTGAGTGTTTCGATAGTATCCATAAATTCACCCCTACAGCATATTCACAAGCCAAAGCAATGAGCTAAAGAACGGCGTCGGGAATGGATTAGGCGTAGGAGTCGGCGTCGGTGTCGGCGTCACTACCGTATGGAGCAAATGAGGAGAGATAACGTAATGATATACCAGGAACAAGATCACACCCAGAGCAAGTATGCCGAGTATGAGTTTCAGCCCGCCCGCGCCAAAACCTTTGCCAAAGACTCTAAAGCTATGAGTTGCTTGCCAGATCGCATTCCCCCGGATAAAATGACTCAGAGAGGCATCGTCGATGCCTTGCCCCGTTCCCTTCACCGGGCTAGTTACAACCTCACCATCTACTACCCACAAGGCCCGTTCATCTTCATAGAGATAGTATTCTTGCGGCTCATAGACCTTTCTCCAGCGCACCGCTTGAGCTTTCGTTTGATCGCTCATTTCTTTTTCTATAATCTCGCGCGTGAGTTTGCCCCGCATAGCGAAGGCGATACCATCATCACCATAGACGAATACCTCGCCTATATCACCGACAAAAAGTCTGGTAGCGAGCTTCCTCTCGAAGAAGATACCCTGGCGCACGAATAGGATAGCCCGCTCCAATCCATCGTGTCGCATCTTCCACCAACCGAGCTTGAAGCCGTCTATCATGCCTTGAAACGTGCAGCGCAATAACTCGATCATCTTACCTCTTTCCCTTTTTGCTGAATGCGCCAACAAGGAATAGACATTCAGACACCACAGCCATGAAGCTACCGAGAATTACAAGCGTTTGATTTGTTGTTATGATCGCCAGGCCCACCCAAACAAAACCCGTTATAAACCAAAGTACAGCCCCGACGCGCAAGGATAGAAAGGACATTATGAGCGCGGCGATCAGGAGTATAATCTGCATGACCATGCCCGCGTCAAAGATATTCAAAGTTACCACTTTTTGACTCCAACAAACAACACCAAAGGCAATAGAGACCAAAACCGCAACCTAATACGTCGAGAACCACCCTTGGAATCATATCGAATTAAAAAATACTTTGACTTGCCGTGTTCGTAAACAATCGTTTTTATCTCCTGCATACTTACCTCCTATGGACTATAAGGCGCACAGAGCAAAAGAACTGAACCATTACCAATCCCATTAGCTACGCCAGCCGCAACTTCCAGCTTAGTCACATTGGTAGGCGTACTGCCGAAACCTATGTCGATCATCCTATTGCACTCCTAACACGTTTGAGGGCTTTAGAGATGGCCGTTGAGGCGCGATGCCCAAACAACTTGAAATGCCATTCCCAGGAAGGAATCAAACCTTCCCCAACAATTTCTTTAAAACCCAGCCATGTGGGATAAGTTTTCGCCGTTCCCCCCTGTTTACGGAAGATGGCAGTAACCTCATAGGCACTGTGGGCCCTTCCCAGGGTGCTCACTCGTACTAACTCAACCCCATCCCACACTTTCCAAACACCGCCAGGAGTGTCAATATAACCATCAAGAACGAGTTGTACGAACCTGTCGGGCCACCAGGCGCTCACATGGTAATCCCAGGGGGAGCGACCATCACCGAATGTAGCCGAGGCTGTCTGCCTTATGCCGCGATGCCAGTATTTCCTGCAGATATCCCTGAAGTTCGGAGTGATAAAGGACATAATTCCACCCGGCTTGAGTACCCGGTAACACTCCTGAAGGAACGGGATCGCCTCATGCCTTAACTTGAGATGTTCCAGAAAATGGCTGCAAAAAATCTCGTCAACCGTCTCGTTCTTGAATGGTATGCCATGAGTCAAATCAGCTTGGACTATACCAGGGATGCGCGCCTCGTAGTCTAGATTTAACCAGTTGGGAAGCACTATATCCCCGCAGGCAAGATGCAAGCGCACAGGTGGGACTTCAGGCTCTAGGGATTCTTCCTTGACCATTTCACTCTCCTTCTCAATCAAGATGCCTCTATTATATCCCACTCTCACCTCTCAAGGCCGTATCTTGCGCAAACAAAAGTATGATCCTATGCCAATGCCACCAGCCGTAGGACTGTAAACACGCAATGCCGTGATATTCGACACTGTATTATTCGACAGTATTCCCGCATCACCGTATATACGAACAGAAGCACCAGTGTATATGCTGAACTGAGCAACGTAGCGCATATAGCCAAGCGCATCCCTCCAGATATAAACATGGCAGATGCCGCAGCCCAACGTATCGGCATATACCAAGCGTGGGGCATTGTTATTGTCTGAGGTCGTGCTTGCACCATAGCCGATAGTCTCCTCTTGATAGTAATGAGCAGTGGTATTATCTATCGTGTTTCCCCCACCGTTTGTATTGCAGAAGATGACATACCAAATTCCCGCACCGGTAGGGTTATAAATCTGAGCAAATAGTTCATAGCCCTTGTCAGTGTTTATATCCAGGTTCTGGAAATCATAGCTTGAGACATTGCCCGTTGCTGTATATTCGGTGATTACATTTGAGCCCGTAGGGCCAGTCGCACCCGTAGCACCTTGCGGACCTGTAATGTTGCCAAGCATAGTCGAATTGCCGTTCGTGTAATTCACCGTGAGATTGCCATAGCTTAATGTCACGTTGCCGATTCCATTACCCGTAGTACCCGTGTCACCCTTGGCCGCGACTAAATCCCAATGTCCAGCATCCGATCCGGGGTGAGTAGTGCCAGAAACGGCCAGAGTACAATCATAGGCTGAGCCGCCATCCTGCACCATATCGTAGGGGACATAAGAGGTATTGCCTACCCAGGCACCGCGCCAGGTATAGCCCTGTCCGTTGGTGCCAGGAGCGCCCGTTGCACCAGGAGCGCCCGTTGCACCAGGGGAGCCGGTTGCCCCAGGTGCGCCCGTTGCCCCAGGTGCGCCCGTTGCCCCAGGTGCGCCAGGGCTACCAGCAGGGCCAGGGCTACCAGCAGGGCCGGCCGGCCCTTCAGGGCCAGTGACATTCCCTACGCTAATTGTAAGTACATTAGTAGTCGCATTGCCGCTTAGAGTAACCCCCGGCCCCGCCTCGATACCAAGGGAACACGCCGAAGCCACAAGCGCAATCACCAGGAAGAGTGTCAGCAATTCCAGCTTGCAATGCTTTTTTAACCATACCAGCTTAGACCACAACTCAGCCAGGGCAAACAGCAGCCCATCAAAGACTGTCATTTTATTCTCTCCCCCTAACTAGACTTGCAACAAGCCAGCCCATAGCCAGGGCTATAGGAGTAAACAGAAAGGCGATAACCCATGCGGGCATATCCCCGCCAGTTACCGAAAAGCCGACAAGGGCCGCATAGGAGACCAAAGCGGCAATGACCCAGGCTAATATATTGCAGATCGCAATCAGAAAATCGAGCGTTCCGGTAAGGAACGAATACCAATGGCTTCCCACACTAAAGTAGGGTAACTGCCAGTCGCCTATATTGCCGATGATATGCGTCGTGTAACCCGCAGCGTTACCGAGATAGCCCATGAATAAGAAGTATATGGCAAAAGCTATTATGATAAAAGCTTCGCTCCCGCCCGCTCCGCGCTCCGCTTGCTTCATTTTAATGCCCCCCTTGGAGCTTGAACAGCAACCCCAAGCCGATAGCCCCACCGATGATAATTATTAGATAGCCCGGAAGCCAACCAAACACTGTGAACCCGACAACACAAGCCACAGCAACCCCAGCAATGAGCATACCGCTAGACCTACTTTTTACGCGCCCGCCGACTAAGAGCATAGCGCCTATCGTCACCGCCAGAGCAATGACAAGCTTGAGGTTAGAACTGAGAGATATACTTCCAACGCCCGGAATTGTAATCCCGCCAGGCGTCGACGTAGGATTTGGAGTAGGCAAAGCAACACCCCTAGTCAATACATCCTTTGTATCCCCATATCCCGTACCAAGAGCATTAGTAACAGTTGCCCTCCACTCATAATTAACATTCTTGCTTAATCCCCGTACCACTTTCTCAAAAACATCATGTGTTCGCAATATGTCGGTATTCTGTACCGAAGTCCAATTTCCCGAACCGAGCACACGATATTGAAACCCGCCGACACAGTCAAGATTACCATCATAGATTACGGCCCCGCTAAACAACACATCAACAGACGTAAGTTTTACATCTTGCAAAGCTGTTTCAGTTTCAGCCACAGGAACAGAATCAACATTAGAGGCCAAGGTAACAAACTCCGGGAGATTTCCCGAAGGATACCAGTCACCAGCCTCATTATGTAGCTCAAGAAAATAGGAATACGTTTGTTGCGGGATCAAATCGGTAAATGTATAGCTGACAACCTCGCCCGTAGTCACATTACCAGGCACATCATAATCGGTTTCAACCCCCCCATTCCAGACACTATAAATGCCTAATGTAGCATGACAAAAAGAAGCCCAGTCGCCATCGAATACAACTTGCCCGCTAATTGTAGCCGAATAAGCCGTAATGTTACCAGCCGACAGATAACCGCCTACTGGCGGGTATACATTCGCATATACGCCCTGGAACTTCAAGATTCCAGCATTGTCTACAAAACATACCCCTTCACTCGCTTCCCTGGTAAGCTCCGCTGTTTTTAAGAGGCTATACCTTACACCATATAGCGCAACTGGCAAAGTTTGATTACCAATCAACAATGCGGGAGAACTCCAGTTTCCCGCAAAAGACCGGGAATAACTATAGGAAATATCATCCACTCCAGGCGAATCTTGCCAGAATACAAAAAAATGTCCGCTACCAGTAGCGGATAAGGAGGGATAACTCGAAGCCGCAACGGTCCCAATGGTTTCCTCAGTAGTAAAAATGTCCAGCCCTGGAATATAGTTGACAACTTTTAAAACATTCGATGTTGTCAAGAAAACTACTTTGGCAGAAGCACCAGCACGAACGCAACTAAAAGCGGGCCACCCATCCTCATAGGTACTAACTGGCGAAGTACCAGTGATAACCGCGCTCCAACTTCCATTAAAATACGCAGCTTGCAAGGGCGAATTAATATTAGTAGCACCAATAAAAATTAGTTCCCGGGAGCTAAGGGGAATAACAACAGGCCATTCAGCATAACCATATCCACCAGCAATATTAACTTCTGAACCAGTGACCCAAGTACCATCATTATTTGCATCCGTCGTTATCATAGCGCCATAGCTTGACTTATACCAAGCTATCACAGGATACCCCGCGCTATCAACCGTAATTGTTGTGTACTGACCTCCCGTAATACCAGGAATATTAACCTCGCCCGACCATACAATCGTACCATTCCCATATAACAAGCCCCGATTAAACATCACACCCGGCGAAGTAGTACGGATATAATAAGCGTAGGTTCCATCTGTGTAGACTGACGCCTCAATAGATTGGTCGCATGGACTAGCGACGGCAGTAGCGTTCGACCATGTATAGCCAAAATCCCCCGATGTTTTGAACACCAAACTGCTACCGTCACTATAAAATACCCATTGTAAATCGAGAGCGTCAAACGTCAACCGCTTCCAGCTCAACTCATAGCCAGTTACAACAGGAGCAACAATGCTTTCAGCGTTCGCGCTAAATGGCGCGAATATATTAAGCAAGACCGAAAGCATAGCAACTAACACCAAACTAGAAAGCATTTTCTTCATTAACAAACCCTCCATTCAATCGTTAGGCAGTCGGGCTATGAAGTTAAATATCGCCCACATCACAGCCAATAAGCCGAGATAGCCTAGCTTATCAGACCATGACCAAGCCATCATAGCAGAAATAGAGAAGGCATGGGTAGCCCCGGACTCCAGGGAATTACCCATGCCCTCTATAAAGATCACACTTACCTCAGCGACGCCTATCTTCCTTTGTGGCCCAGAAAGGCGTACAACACATAGATAACCAGGCCCAGCAAGGCCAGAGGCAAGAACCACGTCTGGACTAATCCGAAGATAGTCTCACCGACGCCACCCCCCCCATAGGTGAGGTTGCCAATGCTCGGTTGAAAAGCCGAGATTATGTTCAAGGCCATATAGCCAATGAACAGCACGACGATAAGGCCCACGAGCCAACCACCCCAACCCCCGCCGCCTCCGCCGCCGCCTCCGCCATGACTCTTGCCCCGGCGCAGATAGGCCCGGCTTTCATCTAAGCCAACGATGTTGCAATCATCGTCAGTATAGATTCCAGCGCCGCGCAGGTAATTGCGGAAACCCGGCTTGATTTTCTCAAAACCCCGTATTAACTCCGACACTTCACCGCTAGAAATCAGTTTAGCCATGCTCTACTTCCTTTCTACAACCGTTAAGCCCGCCCGCATCCAGGGACACCCGCATATAGTCAAGCCATTTTGTACTTCAACAGCTTAACCATCTTTAGGTATCACGAACCCGGTGCAAGCGTAGCAGGTTGCCCCATCAAAAAAGCATCCACCCGGCTTTCCGCAGCCGGGACCGCATTTTCCTTGGAGCCATCTTTTTTACTATCTCCGCGCTCATAAGCGCCATTCTGATTGCTTTCACTAAACCACTTGACATCGTCAGATGCTTCGAGGAAAAACCCCACGGCCTCAGCAATGACACCTAATGAGGCCCGGTGATCGCCTTTCGTGCCACGATACCGCGTCGCATGCAAACGACCACGAACACCAACGCCGATACCTTTCTTAAGTTCCGCGCATTGCTTACCGAGCGCCCCGAAAGCCGTCACTTGCAGCAGAAACGGCTTATGGTATTCCTCTTCCGTTTCCTTTGTTGTGACTGACATTCTGATATTCAGCTTGCAAGCCGTTCCCCCATCCCGCGTAGTTGTCAGCTTCGCATCACTATCCAGCTCGCCGCGAAGCTTCTCACTACTCTCAAATTTAATCATCGAACACCCCTCCACACTCAATTATTAACAGCAGCAGCAGCAGCAGCCACCTTTGCCTTGATCCAATCTCGGCTTATCGCATAACGCACAAAGCGACTTTCCAAAATTTTTACCGACAGGCAATTTTAACATAGCGTTTGCATCCCGCGCAATACCTTCCCGAGTAAATCTCCCCCAACCCTCTAATTTTGGGCAACCTTTTCCCTCAATAGTCACAGGCAAGAGACCAAACTTACAGCCAGTTCGCTCACCACGATTGATGCACCAACAGCAGACCACGACCTCGAAACGCGCAACCGACACCGGATATTTAGCCCGGATCGCCGCGTTTTCGCGCTCTTGCTCTTCCCGCGTTTTAATCCCCGGCACGAATACGCGCTCCATTCTTAAAATCCGCCATAATCCGCCGGGCTATCTGAGCCAGTGACGGCCTGAACTCAAAGCAATCGCAAAGTTCAACCGCACTTGTGCGCCATTCCCCGGCAGTCACTTCCACCCAAGCGCCTAAAGACAAATCATACCAGTGTAAAATACCTTCTATAGAAAAATTACCGACGAAATCCCAGGAAATCTCACCGCGACGCAACCCCGACAAAACCTTAGGAAGCTTGGGCCATGCCTTAGAATAGCTGACGCCGCGACCAGTCAAAACCATCTGATCGAGCTTTGCCAGATAAGTCCCCATGTCCTCACGCGAAATATAATAATCACCAGCACCATAACGAGACTTTGCAGTTTCCGCCCCGATAGTCTCGCCTACCCTATGAACCCAATGGACAATACCCCCCCCGAGACTATGCCATTTTGATGCTAGCAATGCTTGAGGAATAAAACGCCAGGGAGACATGACAAGATTCAAATGGAGTCGCCCGCTTCGATGCCGCTCCCACACTTTCGCCCACTCGCCCTTCAGTCCAAATACTCGCTTCATGTAACGATTAAGCCACTGTATAAATTGATTCGCAATTCTCACAGCCTTAGCCTTAGGAACTGCATAATCGAATGTCAGAACTTGCCAGCCCGCGCCATCTTCACCACCCAAGATTCTGATCCCTTCCGCAACCCGCAATGCTATTAAACTACGCCGGGCCTGACCGCAAACCGGGCAAGTACGACGCTTGCATGACATCTTCACCCATCTGACAGTGCCATGTTCTTTGCATACACCCTTCAACCATCCACCATCGGGACACGACGGCAACAGCTGCGGTTCAATACCGACGTTCAGTGATGAAGTTATGCCCGTAACCTGAACAAGTGAAGTAGACAACGACTCAAGCCCGCCTATTCAAGGAGCCTTGTACTACTTAGAACCTTAGAGAGCTTTTAGCACACTTTTGCCAGGCTGTCAACTCGATTGCTAACTAGATAGTACGATAGATGGATTGACAACTAGATTACTAGCTGATATAATCAGATCATGCCCTGGCCTGGCCCGCTCCTGGCCCGCCTTTCCTACGGGAGTAACCAGCCAGGGCAACTAGAAAGGAGCAAGCATGAGAATCTACGCGAACGCACTCAAAGCTATCACCCCGAATCTGAGAGACCAAGGCAGCGTCGACGTCACCATTAAAGAAGCCTCAGGCCCCGGCGAACCTGCTACACTCGTAATCAGGTATTCATATATGCCCGGATTCGAGTCCCGGATCACAGCCATACGCGAAACCCCGAAACACGACCAGGACTAGACAAGCGCCTAGCCCGGAAGGAGCGCACACCACATGACAACCGACCACGCCGACCAGGATGCCACCAGGCCCGCCGTGCTGCCCGCCAAGCAGGGAGTAGAGGTCAGCTATATACCCATAGGGCTGACTGTCAAGGAACGTGTCAAGCCAGCCTGTTCAGGCATAAGCTCGGGAGAGTTCTACTGTATCACGCACCAAACGCTATTTGCGACACACCAGGCAAAGAAAGAGCATTGCCGCGAGCCGGGAACACATGTAATAGGCTGGATATGCAAGACACATGGCATCGAAGTGCCATAGAAAGGACAAGCATGCTTCCACATTACACCCTACTCATTCGCGCCAAGCGCGACGGCGTACTGTATAGAGCGGTGCAAGACTCCCCCGACAACTACGGATTCAGGCTCACCGATACAGGCGGACGACTCATTTACCTTTCACTCAGCCATCCCGCTTCAGACCTATACCCCTTGCTCATGCTGGGAGTCAAAAACCGGACAGACGTATTTGTCACAGACAACAGAATACAGTTGAAGAAAAGGAGTGTTCCAAATGCCAAGAATAGCCAAGGAAACCATACGGAAAATGCTTGAATCAAGCCGCAAGCTCGCCAGGCTCCTGAATGAACTCGACAGCACAAGCCACAAGCTCCGTAACTTGATACCCGATATAGTGCGCCTCGAAAGAGACAGCGAAGCGTTCATAAAGGCATCCGAGATCATGAAGCCCAAGCCGAAACCCAAGACACTGACCCCAACAGACCCGGCCCCGCACGGAGCACAGACGCATGAGCACAAATCAACCGAACCTATGCCCTAACTGCGGCAAGGCATTGAAGTCCTTGGGCCTGTCATGGTGCGGAAAAAAAAGAATGACCCTCTACGCTTGCCGCACCAAGGAAGGGTGCGGACGCTATACCTTCTACCCGGTGCATGAGTTCCAGCATACCCTACTGGCGAACACCCCACCCGAAGCCACCCGAAAAACACCTATTTGACTGACGCTAGAGAGACTATCGAATTAACTCGCGTTCCGCGAGCCGCTTCGATGGTCTCTCTCTATAACGACTCAGTCTAATACTATGGACACATTCCAAACTTTGGAGCTTACCTTAGAACCCCCTGCCTCGTTTGCGAATGGCAGAGGACATTTTACCCGGCTTTTGTGTCTTTTCGAGCCTCTAGGATTCGATTCTAAGGCTTGCCCGGCCCTTGTCTAACTATCAAAATCGCGCCCGGACAGCGACAGCCGAAGCTAACGACGGCCCGGCCCAAAAAGAGCCGAAGCTAATTCCCTGGCCAGGGAATCACCCGGCCCATGCAAACACACAGGCAATATGAAAGCCTGGCTCATGAAGTCCATTCACGGCCAGGCTTTGCAGGTGGTTCTAAGGCTGACAGTTGCTCAGGCTGCCAGTGACCCCGAATATACTACCCTTGCGGCCCGTTGTCAAGCCCCTTTATTCTTTGGTTCTCCTAACTAATGGTTGTTTTTGCCCCTGAGCTTTACCTGTCACCAAAATATCGACATTAAAAATGTAAATCAACATTTATCAAGCCTTGTGAATTCTGGATTCTACTACTTGACAACCCTTAGGTATCGTTTACTTTTGGTTGATACGAAAGTAGACAAGTAAAAGCGGGGGTGGATTCCCCCGCTTTTGTTCAATAATCACAGCTTATCAAGGCTAGTCTTCTGTTTCGCCTTCATCTGTGAACCCGGCTTCTTCTCTTGCGAAGAATAAATCTTTGGGAAATCCGTCAATTCTTGGTCGTCTCTTAATTTCGGTCACTTTCTTGAATGAGATATGAGCGAGCGTTGTCTTATTAGCCATGTAGGCGTTCCATCCTGAAACCAATAAACAGAATGCTTGTAGCCCCACAATCGGCCTTGTTTCTTTCTGGCCGAAAATGATTTTCTCCCGCACGATATGAATAGGATCAGCAACGTTATCAGCTAGCCCTTGTACATATCGAGTAATAAAATTATTTGCTTTTACTTTATCGACACGAGAGAATAGGTAATGCGCACTCATTGTTATGTTTTCGAAAGCGGGAGCGCCAGATGGCTCTTTCAGCCCAAGATAAAACTTTATTGAATCCCGTATTTGCGGATGCTTTTCGAGTAATTGTTTCATTTCTTCATAACTCGGTGCTTTTAGCTTCATATTTGGAGAAAGGTATCTCCAGACAAATTGAATTGTCGCGGCAAG